GAAGAAATTAGAAAATTATATAAATCTGGTTTAAGTGTAAATGATTTAACAAAAATTACAGGACGTAGTTATAGTTTTATACGTAAAACATGCGATATTAATTATAAATCGCCCTATCAGAGTTACAAGGAAAAAGGAATATGTTGGAAGTGCAAACAAAAAGATGCTATTAAAGGTAGAAGTTTGTGCGAAGAGTGCTTAGCGGAAGAGCGCGAAAGATGGGCTAATATTAATTTACATAAAAGTGTTTGGGAATTAGAACTTGAAAAAATACAGTATAGCTTAAATGAAATAATAAGGTTATTAAAAACCATTCCTATGGAGCAGGAAGAGAAACTTATCTATTCTAAATTAATAACCTATTATAAAAATAAAGTTATGGCACTCAAAAAACATATAAGGGAGGTTAATAAAAAATGGCATTAAGTAGAGATGAATACTTAAACATTATCAAAAGCATTTCAGAACGTACAGGAGATTCAGAGGATATTATGAATGATTTGAGGGTGCTTTCTGATAACTACCCCGAAGCGGAAGTTATAAGTAATTACAAAGAAGAAGACGTTTTTTCTAGTGATGGCGTAAAATGGTCTGAAAAATATGACGATATGCGAAGGCGTTATCGAGAAAGATTTTTTAGCGGTGTAGAAGAAGCGAAAACCGAACAAATGGATGATATTGAGGAAGATAATAAATCAGTTAAAAAATCATATGATGAATTATTTTCAGACCGTGAAGGCGATTATAAATAAAAAATATTAGGAGGAATGAAAAATGGCAACAAAACCAACAATAAAAACCGTGAACGCATCAGCAATGGATATTTTAAACGTTATTCGCGCTAATGCTTCATCAACTTATCAGGAAAGAATTCCAGAAGCCACACAGGATAATATCCGAGAAATCGGGAACGCAATGCTTACTTACGAAAGCACACAGAACGAATTTTTAAATGCTTTAGTGAACAGAATTGCTCGTGTTATTATTACTAGCAAAAGTTATCAGAATCCATTAAGAATGTTCAAAAAAGGCGTACTAGAATTCGGTGAAACAATCGAAGAAATTTTTGTGAATATAGCTAGGGCTCACCAATTTGACCCCGCTGTAGCAGAAAAGGAAGTTTTTAAACGCGAAATTCCAGATGTGAACGCGGTTTTCCATAAAATGAATTATCAGACTTTTACAAAACTACTATTTCCAATGAACAGTTGAGACAGGCATTTTTATCATATCAGGGAATTAGCGACTTGATTGCAAGAATTGTTGATAGTCTGTACACTGGTTCTGAATTTGATGAATTCCTTGTAATGAAGCAGTTAATAGTTGACGCGGCTAATGATGGAAAAATGTATGCTGTTACTATTCCAGAAGTTACACCGGATAATGCTAAAACCATTGTCGCAAAAATTAAAGGTATTAGTAATAGTATGGAATTCATGTCTACTACTTATAACAGCATGGGAGTGTTAAATTATACAAAGAAAGAAAATCAAATTTTCTTAATTGACGCCGCTTTTGACGCAATGATTGACGTAGAAGTTTTAGCTTCTGCTTTTAATATGTCCAAAGCGGAGTTTATGGGACAAAGAGTTTTGATTGATAACTTTGGTGAATTGACCGGCGTTTATGCTGCTATTGTCGATAAAGATTGGTTTATGGTATTTGATAACTGGATTGGATTCACAGAAAACTATAACGGTCAAGGACTTTATTGGAATTATTTTTACCACTGCTGGAAAACCTTTAGTACTTCTCCGTTTAGTAATGCTGTTCTATTTACTACAGCAACAACTGCTGTTACTGGTGTAACTGTCACACCTCCCACTACAGAATTAGTAAAAGGTTCATCTATGCAGTTTACGGCTAGTGTAGTAACTACCGGATATGTTCCTAAAGGTGTAACATGGAGTGTTACTGGTGCTACAGATACAGTTTCTTCTATTACTCCCGATGGAATTTTGACAGTGCCATCCACAGAAACTAATACTACTCTCACAGTAACAGCTACGAGCGTATATGACACCAGCAAAAAAGGAACAAGTACAGTTACCTTAAAATAAATTTATGTAGGAGGAAAAGCCATGCCGGAATATATCCCTAATACAATAGTTAGACTACTAGAAAACGTCCCTTTTGATAGCACATATAGCGACACTATTTTATTTACTAGTGTGGCAGAACAAACTAATTTTATGCAGGGGAAAGCAAAATATAGTTTTAACAATTTTACGTATCAGAGGGTAAATTCCAGCGTGGCGGCTCCCCGAATTGCCTATAGTGTTAGAGTGCCTAGAGTTGCGGACGACCTTTATAATTGTAATTATTTAATGTTTCAAAATAGTAACTATGGATCAAAATGGTTTTATGCATTTATTAAGCAAGTAAACTATATTAATCCTAATAATACGGAAATAATTTATGAAATAGACGTGTACCAAACATGGGCTTTTAATTTTGAAATACTGCCTTCTATTGTAGAACGAGAACACAGTTTAACTGACGAACCATTTGAAAACCTCACTCCAGAGCCGCTAAAACCTGAAACATACGTAACTTCAAATTTAAGTTTCAATACTTGGAAACATTTAAACGAATCAGTATTTTATGTGATGTTAGTTACATATTCCGAAAAATTACCAGATGGATTTTTAGAGGCCGGGAATTTTGGCGGGGTTTATTCAGGGTTATGGATGACAAGTGCATCTAACCCTGACACAATAACAGGCTTAATAAAACAATTTGAAACACTTGGTATAAGTAATTCTATAGTAGCAATTTTTATGACCCCGGTAAATCCATTATATCCTATTGGTGAAACAAATCTTTCTACAGGTATTACTAAAGAAACATCATCATTAGATACGCATATTATACGCAATAAAAAATTAATGAACTATCCCTATAGAATTATTAGATTGCATTCGTCAAGTGGACAAAATGTGGATTTAAGACCAGAATTTATTAGGGATGATACGCTAACTGTTAATATTAGAGGGGTGGGAGGTGCTTCCCCTTCCGCATTATGCTCTCCTAACGTTAAAGAATTAAGCGAATATGAAAATAGTGTATCTTATGACGCTATAGTTCAATGCGCATGGAGCTCTAATGTTTACGCAAATTGGCAAGCTCAAAATATGGCTTCTAATTCTATTAAGGTAATTGGTGGACTTCTTCAAACAGTACTAGGGATTGGAATGGCATCAGCCGGAATGCCCATAGGTTTAGGAACGGCAATATCAGGTGTTACTAGTTTAGTAAAGTTTAATGCAGAAAGTTACGATATTCAACAAAAACCTAATATTCCTAATGGGACACCATTTGCAGAATCTTTAACTATAGGTTTAAAAAGAACTGGTTTTGCCGCTTATGCTTTAATGATAGATACAGAAACCGCTGAAAGATATGATGATTTTTTTGACATGTATGGATATGCTTGCAATAAATTGAAAAAGCCTAATTTAACAGGGCGGGAATCTTGGAATTATGTTAAAACCAATAATGTTATTTTAAAAGGTTCTATGCCTGTGGATGCTATGGACAGAATTAAACAAATGTTTAACAATGGAATTAGATTTTGGCATGGAGATTTTGTAGGGGATTACGCAAGAAGTAATAAACCTTTATCGGAGGTGATATAAATGCAAGATTTTATCGGTTGGAACAAAAACGAAAAATTTTTAGCAAAGAAAATGAATAATGACACCTTCAACGATTATTATTACAGGCTAAAAAATTTTGTTATTAATATGTTTGAATGGTCTAATTTGCCGGAGACAGTAGACGAACGTTTTTTAGAGCTTACTCTTTGCGACTATGGGTTTGCGGTTTATTTTAATGATGAAGAGATAGGAAATTTGGCTTTAACATGTATGATTGCCCCTCCATTAGATGTCTATAGAATTCCTATTAGGCGCAGGGCGTATGCTACAAATGGTTACCAAAAAGAATTAGATAATAAAAACAGTGTAATGATTTTCAATAATTATTTGCACATTCCTTCATCTTTAACTATCTATTTATACGCTAAACGTCTCTACGAAATAGAACGCACAATAGACGTAAATGTTAAAGCCCAAAAAACACCTATTGCTATTTTATGCGAAGAAGCAGAGCGTTTAAGTCTTATGAATTTATATAAAAATTATGATGGAAATATACCTGTTATATTTGGAGCAAAAAATTTAGACTTGAATAACATTAAATCATTAACAACTACTGCCCCATATGAAGCCGATAAACTAAACACACTAAAAAGACAATATTGGAATGAAGCTCTAACATTTTGCGGTATCGAAAATAGTAATACTGAAAAGAAAGAAAGATTAATCACAGATGAAGTTGTATCAAATTTAGGCGGTGTTCAGGCACAAAGATATGTAATGTTAAACGCAAGACGCGAAGCCGCTAAAAAGATTAATAAAATGTTTGGAACTAATATAGAAGTAAACTTTAGACAAGAATTTAATTTCTTCAATGAAGATATGGCAACGACTACAGATAATAATCCAACCAAAACGGAGGTGGATGAAGAATGGCAGAATACACAATAGAGTTAAAAGACTTATTAAATATGGGGTATGAACTAAACTTAAAACACTACCCAATATTTTCAGAGGATTATAGAGACTATTTAAATAATAAAATAATAGAGCACTTTTATTTTAGAGAAATAGGGCAGGAAACCCCCGACCGGTTTAATTTCTTTTTAGGTAGAACTATGAATGAAATTATGCCATATTATAACCAACTCTATAAAAGCGAATTAATTAAATTCGATCCGTTAGCTACAAATTATTTTGAGGAATTAAGTAAAAGACAAAGAGAAGAAAAAACGGAAAATAAAATAGATAACACTAGGTCTAATAATTTAACAGGATCTGATAGGTATTCAAAAAACACAGACACCACCGAAAATGAAGTAATAAAATCTGACGATACAGAACATAACGAAAACAAATATGCTAAATTAGGAGCAGAAAATTCTACCACTGATATTAACACTGTAACAAATAGTACAACCGACAAAACGGAAAATGAGTTAACCACAAATAATTTAATAGAAGCTAATGAGCAAACAGAAAATATAACATCAACAAAAACAAATGATTTAACAGAGGCAGAAAATGAGACTATAACATCTAAATCCACGGTTACAAATGATTTGACAAATACTACTACCGTAAAAAACACTGGTACAGGAACATCGAAAACAACCGGCTCTAAAGATAGTATTTTTAGTGATATACCGCAATCCGGTGTAGAAACTACTAAAACAATTGCTCCCGATGGCACAATTACTATTGTTACTAATGGTTATGCAACTACCCAAACCACAGAAAGCACAAATGAAAATTCTAATACTACAACTTCTGAAAATAGCGATTCTACTTCAAAGCAAACAGGAACAGTAGTAACAGACGGAAATTCAACAAGAAATAATACTAAATCGAATACGGGGACAGTAAAAGATGAAGGTAATAACACCTCCAATTATTCGAAGTCTAATACTGGTACTGTTAATGTGGATAAAACAGGTAATGAAAAAACAGATACCACAACGACCACTACTGAAACTTTTGAAAAAAATTGGAGTGAAAACGGAAATAGCAGTGGTGATAAAGATTCTACTTTTAATCAAAATTCTGATAGAAAAGGAAATGAACAGGAATCATCGGAAAGAAATATTATTAATGCAGAAAAAGAAAAAAGTAAAACAAAATCTAATAATATTTCATCCGAAACAGATAGCTTAAATAAAATATCAAAAGGCAGAACAGATTATTCCCCTGCAAAACTTATTATAGAATATCGAGCTTCCCTAATTAACATAGATATGCAAATAATTGGGGAACTTGAAAAATTATTTATGGAGGTATATTAAAATGAAACACTGTGATGAAAAATGCTTTCACGATTTTCCAGACTTTTGCCCGCCGCCTAGCAAACCGCCTATTCCTTGTAATCCTCCTGTTCCCTCCGTGGTACAAGGTACGTCACTTTATGAAGCGGTTAATAACCTTACTAATCGTGTTAATGTGTGTATTAATACTTACAATGACGTAATGCGTAATTGTTATGCCACATTGCACAATTTAGAAAAGGCTGCAGAAGAAAATGGTGCATATTACTCACCTTGTGATGTCTACACAGAAGAAGGGTATTCTGCTGATGAAGGGGCAACTTATACTCTAATTCATAAAAATGTAGTAGATAGGCGTGGTGAGCCTATTAGAGTAAAACTTCATCTTGCATATGGAAACACTACTAATAGTAAAATTCAGCAGGGGTTATTTTCTGCTAGTAAAATAACATATGCAGACAAAATTGTGATTGCTCAACCTATGGGTGAAAATGGTTGGTATGGTAAACCAATTTGGAATGGGTGCCCAATTCCGGGAGCAGACGCGCCAAATCTATATACCATGGGGTTTACACGTTCTGGAGTTATGAAAGTATATAGTAATTCAGTTAGCACAGACCAGATGTTAAGAGACACCGTAGAGGATGCAATGGGTGTTTCGGGTGTGCTTATTATAAATGGGCAAATTACTGATGATAGTTATACTACTAATATTCCGAATGCAAAAGAACAAACATCGCGTGTATGCGTAGGACAGAATCTTGATACTAGAGAAGTAATTTTCCTTGTATGCGGAAATGAAAATAATGTTAATAAAAAAGGACTTACTACAAAAGCGTGTGCAAACATATTGCTTCAATATGGATGTGATATTGCTGTAGAACTATGCGAAGGTTCTTCTGCTGGCGCAATGGATAAAGGCAGTCTAATGTTTGTGCCTGAAAATAACGAAATTCCAGAAGGTTATTGTTTCTGGTATATTTCCCGCGCTTGTTTTTATCGTTCTGACTACGAAAGAGAACTTGCTGAACTTATGCAAAATTATGGGCAGTGCATTTGGAATACTTATTTGAACAAAAAAGATATAGACAATCTTCAAACGGATTTGGAAAATGAAATTAATAACCGTATAGAAGCGGATAACGCCTTAAAAGCAGAAGATGAAAGAATAGAAAATAAATTAGATGAAGAAATAGCTACTAGGACTGAATCTGATGAACGATTTCAAGCCGCTATTACAGGCCTACAAACTAGAATGGTAAAAGCAGAAACAGATATAACCAATCTGAAAAGTTTGTATAATGGACTACAAGAACAAACATCTACAATGGATGAAGCTATTACTTCAATCCAAACCACAATTACATCCATTGAAACATCATTAAATAATCTGAAACAAACAGTTGAAGATATTAGAAACGGCACAATTCAGTTAAACTATCTTTCGCTTTCTGGTGGAACAATGGCTGGCACAATTAATATGAATAATAACAAAATTACTAATTTGCCCGAGCCAACTTCAAATCAAGACGCGGCTACAAAAGCATATGTAGACAGTCATAGTGGTGGAGGTGGTGGAACCGGTAATTATGTTTCCAAAGCTGGTGACACAATGACTGGTGCATTGAATATTTCTATGGGCGGAAAAGAAATTTCCATTTCTAATTCGACTATAGAACTTGATAACGGCACGGAAATTGTGAGTGTGGGTGAGGTTGAAGGGGCTAATAATGCAAACGCTTATGGATTATCTTCTGTTAATAATCTTACTTTGGTGACTAATGGTGCAGTTAATTTAACTAATTCCACAGGCGGAGCAGTGGCTATTACTAATGTTCTTACTCCTACAGGTGCTAATGACGCGGCTAATAAGGCATATGTGGATAATGCAGTTAGTGGTGCAGGTGGCGGAGATTTTCTTGCTAATGGAAGTATTCCTGCTACCGGCGATTTTAACATGAACAATCATAAAATTACTAATCTATCGGCTCCTACAGAATACCAAGATGTTACTAATAAAGAATATGTAGATAGTAAGGTTAATTCTGCTGGAAATGGAAAGTTTCTACCACTCGCCGGTGGAACAGTAACAGGTTCAGTTAGTATGAGCAACAATAAAATTACTTCGCTGGGTAATCCAACTATAGGAACTGACGCGGCTAACAAGGCATACGTAGATAATGCCGTTAGCGTAGCAGGTAGTGGAGATTTTAAGGCAGATGGGTCTGTAACTGCTACCGGCGATTTTAATATGGGCTTGCACAAAATTACTAATTTGGCTATGCCTGTTGAAGGCACAGATGCGGCTTCACGAAATTATGTATTTATTAATTTCTTGCCTAAAACCGGTGGTACACTTACAGGTAATTTAAAAGTAGCGGCTGATTCTGCAACTGTAACAGTAGAAGGAAATAGCGGTGCTGGTATGGTAGTATCAGGAGCCACTAACGGCGGTGTTCCTACTGGTGAGCTAATTGTTCAGGATAGTAATCAGAGTAATAGCAGCTACATCAGACTTACAGCAAGCGCTACTGGTAATGAAATTGCGTGTGATTCAAGATTGGTTATTAATGCTAATGAAGTGGGAGTAAGTAATCAAAGAATTACTGATGTTGCTGCTCCTACTGCAAACACTGATGCAGCCAATAAAGCATATGTAGATTCAAAAGTAGGTGGAAGTCAGGTTATTTCCAAATATGGGAGCTTTACCTCTTTAAATGCTTTAGATGTTACGTTCACGGAGTATGACGCTAATAAATGTTATTGGTGTAATATTTTTATTGCTATCTACGGATTAGGAGCAGACCAATATAATGACAAAACTTTAACAGCAGGTGGAATGATTAATAGAGGTCTTACAAATAAATTATATTTATGCGGACAAATATTAGATAACAGTATGAAAAATGCAGAAGACATAATTCCGATTCCTTTAACTTTAACAAATAAAGCTTTAAAATTCGATTTTGAAGTCCAATCTGGATCAACTAGTTTTAGTGGAGACTACTGTATTACAATTCAGGAACTAGGAGCTTCAGGAGTAAAATAATAAATAAAAAATTAATAAAGCACTCATTAAATTGAGTGCTTTTTATTGCGTAAAAATGAATTAAACG